GGAGGGGGTTAACTGTCAGGTTTTTTTCGAAAATACGCACGTAAGGGGGGTGGGTAGATGGCTGTTAGTATTGTGAGGTTAAAAGAACAGCTCATGAATAGTATTGATATCACAGATTTAGTCGAAGTTGAAAAAGTAGAAAGATACATTGATCTGGTCAAAGCATTTAGAAAAATAAATAAAACCATTAATAAAGAAGGCGAATCTGTAACAGTAAAAAATGGTTCTCAAGTTTTTGTTAAAGCCCACCCTCTTATAAGTGAGAGGAATAAAATTAACAGTTCTTTAATTGCTTTAGGAAGAGATATAAAATTCGTTCCTAAAGTGGGTGCTTCTAATACGGGATACAGTCCAAGTGATTTAATATGATCAGGCAAAAGTATGTAGAGGAATATATTGAGCTTTATAGGAGTGGGAAAATAAAGTTCAATAAAGAAAGAGAACTGTTAATTGACTATCTAGAAAAATATGTTTTGAACAGAGACGATTTGTATTTTGATGATGAAATGATAGAGAAGTGTATCCGCTTTGGAGAGAAATGGTACTTCCCGTTGCAATCATTTCAGAAATTCTTAATAGCATTCGTTTTTTTGTTTTATAAGAAAAATGGCCGTGTGTTTTACCGGAAATTTTTATGGATGCTAGGACGTGGTGGCGGTAAAAACGGATTAATTTCAGTCATCATTCATTTTTTAATTAGTGAAATGCATGGTATTACAGAGTATAACATTTCCGTTGTTGCAAACAGTGAAGAGCAGGCGAAAACCAGTCCAGATGAAGTTCATAAATGCGTCAAACGAAATGAAATATTGCAACGAGCATTTAAAACTACATTAACCCAAACTGTCTCTAAAGCAACAGGAAGTATATTGAAGTTTAGAACGTCTAATGGAGATACAAAAGATGGTTTGCGTGATGGCGCGGTTGTATTTGATGAAATACATCAATATGAAAGCAATAAAGATGTTCGAGTCCACATTAGTGGTTTAGGGAAAAAGAAAAACCCACGCGAATTTTACATTGGTACAGACGGGTATGTACGAGACGGATTTCTAGATAAGCAAAAAGAAAAAGCAATGAAAGTTTTAAATGGTGAAGCCCGTCCAAATGCTATCTTTCCGTTCATTTGTAAATTAAATGATGAAAAAGAAGTCGATGATATCGATAATTGGGAAATGGCGAATCCAATGTTATCTTATCCTTTAAGTGAGTATGCTGAGGGATTACTTGAAACGATAAAAGAAGAATACGAGGATTTAGAGGATGATCCAAGCAACCGAGAAGAGTTCATGACAAAACGAATGAACTTGCCGGTTACAAACTTGGAGCGATCTGTTGCGAAATGGTCAGAGATTCTTGCTACAAATCGTCCATTTCCTGATTTATATGCTCAAGAATGTATAGGGGCATTAGACTTTGCAAGTATTCGAGACTTTGCAGCATGTGGTCTTTTATTTAGACAAAATGGGGAGTACATTTTTAAAACGCATTCCTTTGTTCGAAAAGAATTTGTTGATATCTATTATGGATATTCTAAAAAAGCAGGTGAGTTTAAAAAACAAAAATTTGCTCCAATAAAAGAATGGGAAGAGCAAGGACTACTAACGGTTGTGGATGAACCGACTATTAATCCACAGCATATTGTTGATTGGTTTGTAGAAATGCGAGAACAATATGGGGTTAAAAAGATTATAGCTGATAATTTCAGAATGGAAGCAATAAGACCTTTATTAATAGCGGAAGGGTTTGAAATAGAAGTAATACGAAACCCAAAAGCAATTCATAGTTTATTAGCTCCACGTATTGAAATGGCATTTGCAAATAAACAAATTGTTTTTGATGATAATCCGCTAATGCGTTGGTATACGCAAAATGTGTTGGTTGTTATTAAAGGTGATGGAAATAAAATATATGAAAAGAAAGAACCTGTACGTAGAAAAACAGATGGGTTTCAGTGTTTTGTTCATGCTCTTTATCGGGCGGATGAGATACAAGAAGCAACTGATTTTGTTATAGGTAACATTAAATTCTAATAAAGGGGGGTGATAACCATTGGATGGTTAGGTTCAGTATTTAAAAGAAATAAAGAACTAGAATTTATGCTAGATCTGGATTTGATTGCTGATACAGCAAATAGGCTTCACATGAAACGATTAGCACTTGATACATGCGTATCTTTTCTAGGAAGAACGATTAGTCAATCTGAATTCAGGGTAAGAAACGGTAAAACATTTGAGAAGAATGAGCTTTATTATCGACTAAACGTTAGACCGAATAAGAATATGACCGCAAGTACCTTCTGGGAAAGATTTATTCGTAAACTTATTTATGATAATGAATGCTTAGTCATACAAGCTGATGATGGTGATTTACTTATTGCCGACGGATTTCAGCATAACGAATATGCTGTATATGAAGATGCTTTTACAGATGTAACAGTAAAAGATTACACGTTTAAGAGAAGTTTTAAACAAAGCGAAGTAATTCACTTAAAGTATCGAAATGATAAATTATCTCCACTTATCGATGGATTATTTGCGGATTACGGAGATTTATTTGGTAGGATATTAAACTCACAGAAGCGTAAAAATCAAGTTCGTGGCACGGTTGATATGGATATGATTGGTGTTAAAACAGAAGAACAAATAGCGAAGTTACAAGAGTTTATAGACAACATGTATAAGTCGATTGGCTCAAAAGATATAGCTATTGTCCCACAACAAAAGGGTATTAATTATAACGAGATATACAACGGTGTTGCGAATGGCCCAAGTGTGGAAGAAATCAATAAAGTAACAAATGGTTTCTTAAATCAAGTAGCTATGGCATTTGGTATTCCAACAGCTCTGATATATGGGGAAATGGCTGATGTAGAAAAGCAAACAAAAAATTATATGCTTTTTACAGTACGGCCATTATTAAAAAAGCTATCTGATGAAGCGAACGTTAAATTCTTTGAAATGAGTGAATATCTTTTGGGACGAAGAATTGAGGTTAAGGCTGTTTCCTATCAAAGTATATTTGATCTTGCGACAAGTATTGATAAACTCATTTCTTCAAGTGCATTTACAGGAAATGAGATTCGATCAGAAGTAGATTATGAAGATTCTGATGATCCGAACCTAAATATCCACCATATTACGAAGAATTATACAAAATTAAATGAATCTGAAGGGGGTGAGAAATAATGGATTATGTGAATATGAATAAGCTTTTGAATTTAAAACGAGATATTCGTTTTGAAGCTAAAGGTGAAAATGAATACAAATTAACTGTTTATGGGTCAATTGGTGGATGGTTTAGTGAAAATAATGCTGAAGCAGTAAGAAGAAAAATTCAAGATGTTAAAGCAGAAAAAATTCACGTTCATATTAATTCGGGTGGAGGTTCCGCGTTCGATGGTGTAGCAATTTGTAATCAGTTAAAGCAGCATAGTGCAGAAATTATAGTTCATATTGATGGTTGGGCAGCTAGTGCCGCATCTGTAATTGCAATGGCAGGAGATAGAATTATTATGCCTAGTAATACTATGATGATGATTCACCAAGCAAGTACCTTTGAATATGGAAATGCAGATCTTTTTGAAAAAACAGCACGAGATTTACGAAAGATTGATTCAGCTTTAGCAGGATCTTATAAGAAACGTTTTGTTGGAACAGATGAAGAATTAAAACAACTTTTAAAAGACGAAACTTGGCTAACAGCAGAGGAAGCGGTTGCTTTTGGTTTAGCTGATGAAATAGCTGATGAAATTGAAATTGATGCTACGCAAGAAGATGAAGAAGTAGAAGTAGTAGAAAATTTCAAAGAAGATTTATTAGCAAAGTACACGAAACAACCAAATAATCAAAATCCAAAAGAGCCTATTCAAAAGCCTGTTAATACAAAACAGAATTTGAGTACGCTCTTTTTAAATATAGGGGGAAAATAGAATATGGTTATTAAGTTTAATAATTTCGAAGAGAAAAAAATAGCTTTTGCAAAAGCGACACAGGAAGGAACTCCAGAAGAACAAACAGCAGCATTAAATTCTATGATTGGAGCACTTGCTACAGATGTACGAGCAGATATTTTAAATCAAGTGAATGAATCAATGGTAGATCGTTCTATAATGCAATCTCGCGGTGCTAATGTACTAACAAGTGAAGAAATGAAGTTCTTTAATGCCGTTGTTGAAGAGGGTGGTTTTAAATCTACTGAAACTTTACCTAAAACAACACAAGAGAGAATTTTTGATGATTTAGTTCAAGGTCATCCGTTGCTAGAGCATATCGGTTTAGAGAATTTAGGAGCCGTGACAGAATTTATTTATGGAGATCCAGAGGGTGCAGCTGTATGGGGACCGTTATTTGGTGATATTAAAGGACAATTAAATGCTACATTCCGAAAAGAATCAATCACTCAACTGAAATTAACAGCATTTATTCCATTAGCAAATGATATGTTGAAGCTTGGTCCAGTATGGGTGGAACGATATGTTCGTACTATGATTACAGAAGCGATGTCAGTAGGTTTAGAACGTGGTTTTGTAGTAGGGACAGGTAAAGAAGAACCTATTGGCTTATTAAAAGATCCTAGCGGAAGTGTAGTGAATGGAGTATATCCAGATAAAAAACCAGCAGGAACTTTAACGTTTGAACCAGGTCGTAAAACAATTAACGAATTAAAAGGCGTAGTTAAATTATTGGCTAAAAAATTAAATCCTGATGGTAAAACAGATGCAGATAGACCTAAAAATATTGCTGGGAAAGTAGTTATGGTAACAAATCCATTCGATACTTTTGACATTCAAGCAAATGCTACAATTCAAAATGCGGCAGGTGTATATGTAACGAGCTTACCTTTTAATCCAATCCCAACAGAATCTGTATTTGTACCTCAAGGACAAGTGGTGTTCTTTGTTAAAGGGGAGTACATTGCAGCAATGGGTGGAACAGAGCCAATCAAGAAGTATGAAGAAACATTAGCTTTAGAAGATGCAACACTTTATATTGCCAAACAACATGCTACAGGTAAACCAAAGGATAAATACACTTCACAAGTTTATACATTGAAACTTGGAGAAGTAACGCCACCGACACAAGGATGATGTGAATGGATACAGTAATTTCAAATGAAATATTACAGCAATTCAAAGATAGGATGCGATTAGGTGATGACGAAGACGATAACCTAAGACGTATCCTTTTTGCATCCAATGAGGCTCTAATAAAAGTGTGTGGATCGTATGACATAACCAAAGATGAGACGTTCAAAGAATTAGTTTTTGAGCGTTCTCGTTATGTTTACAATGATGCACTGGAGTATTTTACTAAGAATTTTTTAACCGAAATTAATAGTTTTGGCATTGCAAAAGCTTTAAAAGAAATAAAATTGGACGGTGATTAATATGCGTCCTTTTCAGTACAAAAAACCACTGAATTCCGGTGATTTTAGAAATCGAATTAGCATTGAACAACCTGTAGTAATAAAAGATGAATTAAACCAAGTAATCGAAACAGATTGGCAAGAAGTAAAAAAAGCATGGTCAATGATAAAAACGGTGAAAGGATCTGAGTATATTGAAGCTTCAGCTTCACAGGCTACACGGGTTTATCGCTTTGTAATGCCTTATACATCAGGAATTACAGAAGAAATGCGGATTAAAATGAATGATCGTATCTTTGACATTATCGAACCGCCAATGAATGATGATGAAATGTATCAAACATTGACCATTATCGCAAAGGAGTATACTTAATATGAATGATTTTGCGAGTGAGCTTGCTAGAGAATTGCAAAGATATACAAATGTTGTGGAAGAAAACTTAGAAAATGAAATTGATGAAGTAGGAGATATTGCTGTAGGTAAGTTAAGGCAAAATAGCCCTAAAAAAACAGGTGCTTATCGTAAAGGATGGCGTAAGAAAAAAGAAGGTAATGGCGTTATCCTTCATAATACGCAAGGACAATTAACGCATCTTTTAGAAAAGGGACATGCGAAAGTCGGTGGTGGTCGAGTTCCAGCACAAGTTCATATTCGTCCAGTTGAAGAGTATGTAATTGATGAATTGCCAAAACGTATTGAAAGGGCGGTCGGGCAATGACATTAGGTGAATTAACAAAAATCCTTGAAGCTACAGGCTATCCTGTGGCTTATTCGCATTTCACAGCAATGCCAACCAATCCAGTTCCAGCGCCACCTTATATTTGTTTCCTTGTGGATGGTTCAGCCAATCTCATGGCTGATAACAAGGTCTATCACAAGATAAATGATTTAAATATAGAGCT